TCGGACCCTTTTCGGGACGGGTTTCATTGTTCCAACCACAATTAGTCCAACAGGAAGACATATCACCGCCATCAATCAGTTCGGTAACTTCTTCTTTTGTGGTGTAATGTGTGCTCAAGATGCGACCCAACCATTCAGGATAACCGTCCCAGTGATGATAGACAGAAACGATTGCGTTTCCAACATCAATACCAATTCGTGCTCGGGTTGCCATAATAAAGAAAGAAAAGGGTTTGAAAGGTGAACTTTTACTTTTGGAAGTATTCTCCGATAGCCTTACTCATGGAAATAAGTTTCTCATGAATGGCATCAACCTCCAGTCGAAGATTTTCTTCTTCTCCCATAAGGTGCATCAGATCAACTTCACACCAGTCCTCAAGATTGATAGAACCATCCTGATACTGTGGAGTGTAAAATAGTGTGCCTTCACTATCAATGGAATAGGCACAACCTTGATTTTCAGCAGTGAGAACAATCATTACCAGATTTCAGTGAAACGTTTGTGAGTTGTTTTGGTCATTCTACCTTCGTTGAGCATGTTGTCACACACTTTGCAGAAGACTTGAAACTTTTCCTCCCTTGTGAGAGTATCTGCCTGGGCACAGGTGCTCATGATCTTGAGCATTTGACGTTTGGATGTGATCATTAGTTTGCGGGTGTAATTTCAATGCGGGAATAAAAAGGTAATTCTTTCATTACCCACTGCTCAAGTTTACTATTCTGTGCCTTTATACCCTTGGATGTTGTTGGTTTGGTGGGCAGTGTGCGTTGAAACTCAATTACTTTGAAGTCACAAGTTTCAACACGAATGTTGTAAGTGGCAGTGGTGGTCCGCATGTCCCTCCCTTGATTACCTCTGTATTATAGGGCATCCTGGTGCCCTGGCAACGGATGGTGGACGGTTCATCGTTTGACCACCGACACAGCTGCCTCACCCTTCTCAAAAACCACATCAACAACTGCCTGAACCTTTCGTGCCGTGCTGATACCTACCTTATCATAGACAGGAACACAAACCAGTCCAAACGTCTTCTGAGACCCACCCAGACGGATTACGCGCCCGATTGACTGACTGATACCAATATAATCCATACTACGCATGAACAACACTGCCTCAAGTCCACTGACGTTGATACCTTCGGACAGAATAGAGTGGTGAAGAACCACGAACTTCTTAGAAGAATCTTTACCCCAGGCATTTAGAGTCTCAAAGAATACCTCACGATTGACTTTCTGTCCATCAATAATACCACCAGTCTTGGCAGTAATATACATCCAAGAATATCCACGCTCATTCAACTCTTTACAGAAGTCAGATTCTGAAATCAACCGAACAATCTGCTTTGTAGAACGAGCACAAATGAGAATCTTATCCAAAGAATTGTCATCGATGGTAGTCAATAGATTCTCAGAATCACGGTCAGGAATCATACGCTTGTCCTGTACCATATCCAGTTGCTTGACAACAACCTTAGGAGGAAGAATGTAACCACCATCAACCAGTTCTGGAGCACCAACCTGACAGATTACATTACCATAAACTTCCGTATCATTCATCCCAGGCTTGAATACAGAAATAGAGTGCTTAGGAGTAGCAGTGAAGAAATAGCAGCGATCAGCATCAGAAGCAAAATACTCCGTGGAATAAAAGAAATTACGCTGGACAGAGTTGTGTGCTTCATCAAAATAAATGGTATTAACTTCAATGTCTGCCTCCATAACACGATGGAGAGAGTGATAGGTGGTAAAAATAATCAAGTTTTCACCAGCAGTACGAGCACAATTAGCAAATAATGAAATCTTTTCAGGATTGGTTGTACTGAAGTGATGCGTTTCACCACTATGAACGTGCATAACATGAGTATAAGAACCATCAATAAGTTCCATAAACTCACTACAGAGTTGTTCTGCCAGAAGAATACGTGGAGCAACAACAACAGTTGTAGAACCATTATCAATGTGTTTCTGGTTCTCTATGATGTCTGTAATCATACAAATAGTCTTACCACCACCAGTGGGGATGATAACCTGTCCTTTGTCATGTGCCGACATGGCATTCACGGCACGTTCCTGATGGGGACGAAGAGTGATGGTCACAGATGTCTGATGAATATGAATATATTATGCCACAAAAAAACCACCCCGTCAAGGAGTGGTGGACACCTTAAACATTGTCACATTCAATCATCATAAATTCTACATTCATCGGCATCAGGTTCTACTTCACAGAAGAGTTCAAGTGCGGTGGGATCATGATGGTCACCGGCATCAATTTCTTCTTTATGATTTTCTACATAAACCTCAAGTTCATGTAATTCTCCTTCAATATGACGACGTTGTTGAGGTGATGTTGTTGGGTCTTCAAGGATTTCTTTATCAACCTCAATATGTTTTTCTACGCTTTCCATAATAGTTTTGAAAGTTATGTGATATTTATTAGTATCTTGATGGGAAGTTGATTACATCATCATTATATGATGAAAACGTAATTTTATCATCAAAATTTGGGATTTCCTGACCTTTTAATAGAGAAAGGAGTTGTTTTGCCTGCTTAACACAAGCATCATGATACTCTACATCTCTTTCTACACAATTCACTATGGTTGCATAGATTTCTTCTGGTGTTGCCTCTGAGTTGAGAGCATCAGAAATCCAATCATTTAAATTAGATAATGAATAGTTTTTATACTCAAGTTCAGTGTCTTTCATTGTGATTTTTGATGATTTCCTTTTCTAGCATACTCTCGATGTCTTTAGTTGTCAAGTCATTCAACCAGTTCCATTCAGGATCATTTCTGTCCCATTCCAAACTAAATGAACCATCATCATTTTGATGAATAGAAAATGAATCAGTCATCACCATGAAGTTTCCTAGTTTTTTTCAACTCTTTTAGTTCTCCCTTTATCATTTGGTAGGCATCTTCTGGTGATATTTTATCAGCCACTTCCATAGCAGCAATAATCTCTACTCTCGTACCAAAATGTTGTAGTGCCTTTTCAAAATCGTTTAGTTCTTCGTACATGAGTCCTTACATTCTTCATTCAGTATATCTATTCGTTCTTCTAATGAGTTCATTACTTTACGCATATCTCTCATCATAAGCATTTGCTCATTCTCAAGATCCTCTACACGATATTGTAGTTTTTCTACAAGAGCATATAGTGTACCATATTCTTCCATATTTTGTTCCGTATTATCAGTATTTGAAAAGAACCATCTGATAAATTTTTTTAATTTTTTAGTTTTCATCCTTCATCATCCTTTCTTTTTGGTAACTGTTGCTCCATTGGAGTTAATCCAATATTTCTTACGGTTTCTTGCTGTTTCATAAACAATTTAATCCAACATCTTGCCATATCCTTTAATACATCAATATCATTACACTCTTCAATCTGTCTCGATAGTTTCTCGTATTCAAATAACTTAGCAGTGCTTTGTAATACTACTTCATTTGGATCAAATTGATTCATTAGTTTTCCTCCTTTATAAAACAAATAGAATTAAACTTTCCTTTATATCCTCTAATGGATATCTTTGTATGTGCAGTATGAACTTCTGTTTTCTCTACTATGTATTCTTGTCCTCTCTCTAATACATCATCGGGATTATCATTATTTCCCCATTTTACTTGTTCTCTACAGCAACCAATATATTTTACCTTGTCGCCGTCATGAATTCTTGGAATGTTCATATTATTTTCTGAGTGTCTTTAGATATGATAATACATTTTCACGAATCCACATGAGTTCATTATAACATTTTTGATTATGAGCACATTGACGAAGTGCAGAATCGGGTTTATGAACAGATTCCATGAAAATGTCCAAACCTCTGTTCCATTTAATCTCACTTGGTTCTTTGTCTTCGATTCCGTTTTGATCCTTCATTTTTAATACCCTTTTTAATAAAGTTCAGTGCCGAATCATAAGTGCGGGCTTGGTGAACAACACTTCCATTATGTATAATGGTAAACTTTTTACCACATGGAACTGCTGCCCATCTACCATCATTTGTCACATAACCTAAAGGATTACTCGGTTCAGCATCGAGTAATCCTGGTTGTGGAATATGAGGTTTTAGAAACTTATTAGAACTTTGCATTTACACTTACTACTGTCGCATTAGGATTTCTTGCCAGTGCTACCTTCTTTGCATCATCATAATTTGCGGCATGAACAGTCTCGTAGAAAGTACGACCCGCAACATAGAGTTTGACTTCACAGAGCATGGGATTCTCCCTCGATTACCTCTGTATTATAGCGCATCATACACTGGTATCTGGGTATGGTGGACACTTTAAAAATTGGATTTTTATACATACCTTTGGTATGGTTGATAAGGAAGCTCTGTCTTAGAGACTTAAAGACATCTCATCCATCAACCCCAACAAAGGTATTCTACTCGTATTCTGATACTTTGTCAACCTTTATCATTAAATCCAAAGAAAGATGTGATGGCATATCTTCCCCAACCATCAAAATAGTCAGAATCCTTAATACTTATTTCTCGTACTCCATGTTCCACCCATCCAGGGAAGATAATCATAGAGTTATTATCACAAGGAATCTCATAATCATATTTGGGAAAATATAACTGCCCACCCTCAAACTTTTTGGGTTCTTTGTAAAAATAAGAAAATGCTAAAAACTGAAAACATTTGTCTGTATGTGGATTATATCCTTCTCCATCATGATAATATCTAACTTTTGTGATATCATGATTTGATTGATTGGCAATACAGCAGCAATCATGTATATCGGCAAATATGTTTAAAACAGGACTATCAAATAGTTTTCTATTGACGGTTAATATATTAGATAAACTTCTATAATTTACACCTTTATTATTAGAATAATCTTTGTAAACATTATCTAATAAAAGTGCCTTTGCACTTGTATAACCCACAACACCACCATAATCTTCTGCTTTAAGTAATTTACCAGGTTTTGTATAAAATTTAAGTTCTTCCCAGATAAGTTCTAGTTCTTCTTCTGTATAGA